AAGCTCGCTCATATATTTTACATTAATAATACCTGGATGCCAAGCATCTGTAAAAATAATGTGATCTCCTGGCTTAATACATCCTTTAGTAAATATTTCTGCTAATTTATGTACCTGAGTTGCTTTATACATATTAGTGCCGCCGAAATTCAAAAAAGCACCTGGTGTTGTTGATTCTGGAATAAACTGATCTCCTTCTACAACATGAACATCGAATCCATTATCGCGTAATAGTTTTGGTACATGTGTCTTCCATTCACATGTATATCGTGTCGGTATTGATTCTAAATCTACTAAAAATACTGTCATAACTTATTATAATAAAATTCTATAACATATCCAAATAATATTGAATATGTTCTGGAATATAGATGATATTTTCGCGTTTCTTGGAATTTTCGATACCTGGAATTATTCTTAAATTTTTTATATCACCGATTAATTCTGCTGGTATTTTATTATCAAATCCTTTAGATTTAGGATAAATATGATCAATAGCATAGCCGCCTAATTCAATTCTTCCAATTTTATCAAAATTTTCTAGAGTATGTAATGGCTGTTTTTTTGTAACACGTAAGACTTCTAATATGTATAAATAACGTTCGTCTTTTGTTTCTGTCCAACGTTCTGCAGTCATTCCGAATTGAGCTAAAAAATATTTGTCTCGATAATGCTGGTTAAACATTGGATTATTTTCTTTTAGCCATTTGCTATGACTAGGTCGTTTTTTACCTTTGCTCCAACCTGGTTTGCCATACATTGGATTATTTTGTCCAGCTGAAGAACAACTTTTACATTTACGTTGTTTCCTTTCAGCTTCTCGCGATGTTTTTTTATGATTTTTTCCATCATATTTTAATTCACTAGAGCATAAAGGACAATTTCGTATGCTATATGTATCTAAATGTTTCATTTAATATAAATATAACTTACTTTTCAAAATCTTCCCTAATACTGCCTAATCTCGTTCTACAACACAACCATTTTCCCAATCTTCCCAAACTTCTACTTTATATAAACTTGGAAATGATTCCAATAACCATTCGCCAATTGCCTCACATGACATTGATCCAAATTCTAATACATTTGTCTCCGACCCGGTGAATCCAATACGCAATCCTTTTTGTATCTTGCGATTCAATAAAATGAATTCTTCATCGCGATCGGTATGCGTTACATGAGCATAACATCGAAACCCAAACATATGACGATGTCGGTCTGATAAGAATGCTACTTCTGGAAAGATGTCTTTTGCTGCAGGCCAATTATGAAATCCTTCAATATTAAATGTTACTACTACACTATATTTCATTGTTCAAATCTATCAAATTTATAATCATCTGGCAATACTTGTTGCATATTATGCACTGTCGTACAATACAATGAATAATCATTATAAACAACTTTAATGCTATCTGTTTTCTTTAACAATCCAGCATCCTTTTCATTAAGCATCAAAAGAATATGTGCTCTGATTCTAATCATTGGAGGAATCTTTTCTAACATACCCGGTTCTACTTCAATTGAAACAAATTGTTTGTCTGTCATCATATTGAATACATTATCCCAATTAAATCCTTTTAAATTGCCATCTACCAATTGACGAGTTGCTGGAGAACAAATATAAACATGAGATACAGGTTTCCAATGTTCTTTTCCTAATAACAATGTATTGAAATCGGAAACAAACATTGTTTCTATATCGGTAAATCGACCTTCGACTTCTTTACCGAACCATACGCTTTTATAACCAATCATACTATATTATAATGAATTTATTTTTATTTTCCAAAACTAATTTTATTTTTATAATATAGTTTCTTGTTTTCTTTTTGAATTATATCCCAATTAGGGTCTGGTGGGTTGTTAACTTCTTGAAAATTTAAACCAGATTTCATACTACGATCTACTTTCGTATTCCAATGAATTGAACTTGCAGGTATATTAAAAAATTGCGACAAACCATTGAGATAATCAACTTTTCCGGTAGTTAATTCAATATATTGTTTAGAATTAGGTTTCGGCCCTTTCATATTAGAACGATGGCATGATGACTTAGGTTTTCTCATTTTTTGTTTAGTTTGTTCAGAATGTGAAAGGTTTTCTTTAATTCGTTGGTATTGTCTAGATGTTGCCCTTCCCCAATTTGCTAACATGTTTGCGGCGCGCCATAATGATGGAGTGTTATATAATTCAGCTAATAATAAATGAATAATAAAATGTTCGCGAGCTGTTAAATCAATAAGATTATCTGCATCATCTGTTCCTCCCATACATCGTGGAATGATATGATGCCTTTCTTTGTAACCTTCTAATTGGCGATTCTTTGCTCTTTCAATAATATCATCGTGTATTTTTTGGTATTTCATATTAGTAAGAACCTTATGCTGTTCGAGGTGGAAGTTCTCTACTAAGCATAAGGCCTATTATTTAATGTTTTACATTGTAGCTTCCACTCTACATATATAAATATAACTAAAATGAAAAGAATTTGGCTACATTATTATTTTCAGGAAATGCTCCCCATCCCAATGCTGCATAAAAATCATCCAATTTATTTTTCAATTCTTTATCAAAGATTTTATTACGATCAATATATTGTGTAACGAAATCAACTGTAACTTGTGGATCTTGATAACCTCGAAGTGCCATTGTTTCAAATCCTAATGGATTATCTGATAAATACGCCCATTTAACCTTTTCGCCATCTTGTATAGGATCAATGTCTCGAATTCCATTCATATGCAATAAATCATTGTAATTGATTGCAGATTTAACATGTGCCGGTGTTCCTGACAAATATCCGCTAAATGGTTTACGCTTTTTAGTATATTTTGATATTTCCTTAACGCCAGAATTCTTCATTACATTTAATACCGGTGAATTTTTCAAACCAGATTTAAAATTATGGATCATATCACTCGTAGCTGTTTTATCTTTTTCTTTAAGAATATACCACAATGTTTCTTTCATGATTTTTTTGAAATCTTCTGGGAAACTTGATCTTACAACATCTAATCCTTTGATATCAATTTTATCCGTAGGTTTACCTTCTTTGAAGATAACCCATTGTGCATAGCGTTTCTTTGCAATCCATAAACCAGATTTTGCAACATATTCTTGTTTGATTTTGAATCTATGAGTATCTGTATTATGAAATACTTTTGCATATTGATCATACATCTTATTTACCAAGCCTTGTACTTCTGATGCAATAGCATTAGTTTGATCAATCATGAATTGCTCATCAGTTTCGTCGTAATTTGGATAACGTTTTTCAATCAACGGCAAACTAGATACAAAGGTTGAATCTGTGTCTGTATAAAATGCAAATTCTGCTTTGCCTTTAGTTGCATTGATAAAATGATCTTGGCCAATTTCTTTAGCATAATGATTATTGATAACCTTTGCAGAAAATTTAATTACTGCTTGACCAACTGATGTAATTGCACCCGCATTATCCAAATCATGGAATCGAAATGTTTTAAGTCCTAATACTCCATAAAATGAATTAAGCAATACTTTTTGTGTTAACTGCAATGCATCATAGAATTTATAATCTTCAGATCCTACTTCATATTCATCACGTTTGTCTTTATATTCAACACGTTCATCAAACCATTTTTCTAGAATGGTAGGTAAGAATCCTCTGATGTCAGTTCGATAAACAGTTCCATTACTTGCTACAGTATATGCATTATCATTGAGCCATTGTTTAACATCTTGCACAACGGTACCATTAGTTAATGATACTTGAGTTGAATCAGATTTTAATAAACATTCTTGATTCCAATTTTTAATAACACCTACTTTAGTTTCTGGTGAAATATTCAATGTCATGATGATACTTGGATAAAGTGAAGTTAAGTCCAAGTCATATATCCATTTGTATAATCCAGGTACTGGGGGCATTACATATGCTCCTGCTAATGCATCTGCTTCTGTTTCTTCTTCAACAAATCGAAATCTTTTATTCGGGGCAACTAATCCATTGCGTTTCAAATCTACAATTGCTGCACCATCCAAATATTTAGATGCATAATAAACATCTTCATATGGGACATGGCCTTTGTGACAAATTGTACGTGCTAATGGAATCAATTGAAGTTTGTCATCTAAGTCATAAACCAAGTTAACATCGACCATGTTATATTCAACAAACTTTTCAATGTCTGTAGCAAATAATTGATTTAAGTCACCTTCGTATTCAACTTTACCTCTACCTAACTCAAACTTAGCAACTGTGTCTAATCGATAATTAGGAAGTTCTGTATATGTAAACTTTTTATAAAGTGTCAAATAATCTAAACTAGATACACCAAAAATTTTATATCGTTCTCTGTTTTTATTCCACTCAACAATACCCGCAGGTGATAATTTTTTAACAGCGCCGGCACCTAGCAATTTTTTGATTCTATTAACAAGATATGGAATATCATAATTATCTGTATTCCAACCTGAGATAACTGTAGGTTGTATCTCTGCAAATGCATTGATAAAACGAGTTAACATAGCTTGTTCTGAAGTGAATATTTCAACTACATAGCCATCGCCTTCATAACCCGTACGATCTAATCTGCATTCTTCATCTAATAACAATACTCGGCGGTCTTGGCCTGCTTTGTCATAATATGCAATTGAAGTGATTCTAGCACGAGCTTCTTCTGGAGTGGAATATCCATTTTCATCTCGTTCTGTCTCGATATCAAAAAAGAAATCTCTATGTCCTTTAGATGATAAATCTGATTCATAATACAAATCAATAAGAGTTCGCATTTCCTCATTGATATCAGATTCATATGCAGATGAATTGTCTTTGTGATTGCCAGGAACCATTTTTAGTTTAGTTCCATCTAATGATTGATAATTTCCATTATCATCCGGTAAATATGCATATGGTTTAAATGGGAACTTTTGATGACCTAATTCATCATCCCATACGTGCATTATACCTGTTTTTTTGTCGTAACCTATTGCTTGATATGCCATTAATTTATCTTATATATGTCTCTTAATTCTCGTTGCGTTCCGTTGTTATCTAATCCGTAGCCGATTACCCACTCTTCATTAATTGTAAATCCACAATAATCAGTCATATCAACGCCGCCGCCTCTTCGAAGCAATGTAACAACTTTTACTTCTTGTGCCATTCGACTGTTAACTTTAAATAATGCTTCTAAAATTGTGGCACCAGAATCACAAATGTCATCTACAATATATACTCGTTTACCTTTAAGTTCTAATTCTAAATCTTTAAGACAAACAACGCCTCCGGAATTATCCTGACCTTCATATGATTTTAATCGTAAAAAATCAATCTCACAATTAATTGACATATATCGAGTTAAATCTGAAAAGAAATGTATTGCACCGTTTAATAAACAAATCATTACTGGTGGTAATGCATTTTCTGACTGCACATGATCAACTGAAATTTGTTGTGCTAATTCTAATACTCTGTTTTGTATTTCTTCGTTTGTAATAAGGAGTTCCATATGCCGTATAAATTTATAATAATAATAATAGCACTCAATGCTAAATGACTGTAATTATCAATAAAACAATCATAAGTTATCCAACCGATATCTCCTATGATCCACGCAATCATTGCGCCGCCTCTAATACATTTAGCATTGAGTACGTAACCTGTTAGTACTAATGCCGTGCTAATCCAACCTAATGCATCAATCATGGATGAGTATTTATCATAGCAATTTCATGCTCACGAATTAATATAAAATCTTCCGAATCTAATTGCACTTTCTTTTGTGAACCTAAATTACCTGAATAAACTTTTACTCGATCACCAACTTTAACAGTCATTGGAATCTTATTTCCTGTTTGTGTAAATAAACCATCTCCTACTGCATAAACATCGCAATCAATATAATCATCTAATGAATTCATGATGATAATACCACTTTGCGTTTTATCTTGTTTTTCTAATTGTTTTAGTTCCTTATTGATTAAATGATTCTACAATTCGTTGTTCCGTAATATTATTTCCTACTAATCTACCAATTTCATTGCCATTATTTGTAACGATTATCGTAGGGACATTTCGTACAGAATATTTGCTACAAGCCTCTGCATTAGTATCTACATCTAAAATAGTTATAGGAAGTTTACTTTGCAATGCTTGAATTTTTGGCTTTAGTAGTTTACATGGGCCGCACCATGATGCTGTAAAATATAAAATCTGTTTCATTTTATTATATTATATGTTATTTTGACATCATTTCCAAATGTCGTTGTTACTATCCAATTCATTTTCGGTCTCTTTGTGAAATCCAAAATTGTAATTCTGATGTTGTTGGTACTTTTGTTAAATCAAAATGCCGAACATATTCATCTGCCAAATAAGCTGGCATTTGAACTGATTCATAAGTTAATTGATTCCATGTTACCATATTTAAATGGTTCTTTTTACGTTTTGGACGTTTAAGTGGTGTTTGTCGTTTCATTATACTCCTCGTTTAGTGTCAAATGCAATGATGTGGTCTCTTCCGGTCATGTTATAACCTCGTTCAGCACACATATCAAATACAATTGGATACATTTTAATTAATTCATCTCTAGTGTCGCCAGCTGGCATAATAAATGTCTTTGATTTTGGTATTACATGTTGAATTCGAAAAATTTCAATTTCTCGTAAATTTTCTTCTGTACCATCCCATACTGGTTTGTAATGATAATCAGAATGATATGATAACATTTTATCTATTGCTTCGTGATTAAGACGAAATTTATTATGTTGCTTAACCATTTTTTCATCCGTAATTGTGCCTTGTGGCGTAGCAACACCTACAACAGGAACGCTATTATTAAACTTAGGACTGAGACTAATAAGCCCAAGTGGATAATCAGTTTCAATAAAATGAGATCCTTCCGTCTCAATAGTGATAAGAATATCTCTTTCATGGGCAAAATGCGTTAACTCATTTACTAATGCAGGGTGCATTGTAGGAGAACCGCCAGTTAACATCATTTCATTAATATGAGGATTCTCATCATAAATTGCAATGATATCATTAAAAGTAAATGTACCTTTTTCTGGGTGGATACTCGTATACCATGAGTCACACCAACCGCCTTCGCCGAAATAGCATCGATGGGTGCAACCTGTAGTTCTAACTGCAATAGTAGGTCGACCAAATCGACTGCCTTCGCTCTGCACACAACGGTACAATTCTACTATTGGTAATGTTTTTGTGTAATCTGCGATTCTTCCTGGTTTCATAACTGGCTTAAAAAGGTAATTCATCATCATCGGTATTGACATGGCCGGGTTGATTATCTAGTTTATAAATTAATTGATTGAATTTATTTTCTAACTCTACAAGCTTTTGATATACTTTATCAAGCATATATGCTGGAGGAGAAGGTTCATTGCCAAAATGTTTATCCAAAAATGTTCTAGGATAAGTTGCGACGTGTTTGTAATTATCTCGTTGTGATGATTCTGGCAGTTCACGCCATACAACTTTAATACCATCTCGTTTTGCAGCTTCGGCCACTTCTCGACCTATGCCATTAAAAGAAGATGCACGGCCAGTGTATTCATACACTGATAAGTATTCATCAACACTCCTCATAGATACTTGAATTTTTATCGTTTTCGAAACATTCTACTTTAATCACTTTGCAACGACCTGCATCCGTTTTAGATAATACTTCATTGAAATGATCAAATACTAATTTAGCATTGCTTTCAGCACCCATCTTTTCCAAGAAGTGTACTTTGCAAATACCTTCCATGGCCATAGATTCAAATAAATCACGATATGGATCATCTGCTTGAATTAGAGTTGTATGATCCCACATATGATCCATCCAATCTTTAAGACCATTACCTTTTGGTGGAGTCTTGAACCCTCCGTAATCAACAATCCAATTCATATCATCAAGTTGATTTTCTTCTAATGGTTCGTTAGATGCAAACCATACTTTAAACTTTAATGCATAACCATGTAACAGTTCACAATGTGAGTGAGATGCTTTCCATTGACGAATTGCCACTGAATAGTTATCAAATACTTTTGTTGAAATGTATCTTTTAGCCATGAGTGTAACCTTTCACAAATTGATAAAATTCTGAACGAGCATTACCATCTTCTAAAAATGCTCCTGTAAGTTTTGCTGTTTTCATTGATGCACCACGATGCTTAACACCTCTACATGATACACAATTATGAGTTGCTTCAATCATTACAGCAACGCCTTTGTTATCTGTAATAAGTTCATCAACTGCGTGTTGAATTGCTACTGTCAATTGTTCTTGAATTGCACCGCGTCTACCAAAATGTTCTACTACTCGATTCAATTTACTTAAACCTACTACATTGCCATTCTCTGCTGGAATATACGCAATATGAACTAAACCTTCAATAGTTTGGTGGTGGTGACTACACATACTTGTTAATGGAATGCCGCCTTCAAACACAATACCATCATAACCATCACTCGGAAATGATGTGATATCAGACATTGGCTCATAACGACCTTTCCATAAGTCATTAACATATGCCTTTGCTACTCGTTTAGGTGTATTATCTGAATTCGGATCATTTTCCCAATCTACTCCTAATGCTTTAAGAAATTCACCATAATAGAATGCTGCCATTTTAATAATATGCTGCTTCTCATCGTCAGTCAATCGAGCATCAGGACCTTCAATAGCTTGTTTATTAGCTAATTGCGTAGAAATACCATTAGCAAAACCTGATTTTACTAATTCTAAATTTTGTCGTTGTTTCTTTGTCATGTTATAACTTCTTTCAATACTATAATAGTAAATTTATTTGGTATTTCCAACCTATCCATCACAACTTACGCAATCAGGATCCATTGCACGTGCTGCAATATCACCGCGCAATACTGATTCAGTGCGCATATAATAAAGTGTCTTGATTCCTTGTTTCCAAGCTTCAATATGAATTTGGTTGATCCATTTCGGAGAAACTTCAGATGGAAATGCTAAATTCAAACTAACTGACTGATCTACATATTGTTGACGTATACCTGCTTGTTTAACAAGTTCCAATTGATTGATTTCTTTAAATGTTTTGAATACATCTTTTGCCCAATCAATTTCTTTGTTTTGGAAAGCTGTTTCTGGCATTTCATCTCGATGCATCAATTTGCCGGCAACAAAACCCCAATTATCTAATTCATCAAGACCTTGTACAGAGCCGCCATCTTCTAAAATTTTATCCCAAGTCTCTTTTGTATTGATGCTAATCTTACGAAGAGCTTTTTCTAATTCTCGATTCTTACGAATAAATGTACCTTTTGCAGTTTGTTCTGTAAATACATTTGCTGCCCATGGTTCAATTCCTGCAGAAACATTGCCTGATAATTTTGAATTTGATACTGTAGGTGCTATTGCTCTTAAGTGAGTGTTACGCATACCAGTGCCAGCACACCATAATGGTTCGCCGTATTCATTTGCCATGTCTCGACTTGCTCTTTCAGATTCAATTTTAATTTGACTGAAGATTTTACGTGTTTCAAATTGTGCCGGCAATCCTTCGAACGCCATTCCTTTTTGTTGCAAATATGTATGCCATCCTAAAACTCCCAAACCTAAAGCACGACCCTTTTCCGCACTTCTAACAGAGTTTTCAAAGCCTCGCATATTCTTGGCCCGTTGTATAAATTCTTCTAGTACGCCATCTAAAAACCAGGTTGCTGTGTATACTAAGTCAGTATCTTTCCATTCATCATATTTTGCTAAGTTTAATGATGATAGACAACATACAAATGAATGTGATTCGTCAGTATGCAAAGTAATTTCAGAGCAAATATTTGTCATGAATACTTTTAATCCATTTGTTTTATATGCATCTGGATTCTGTTTATTTACGTTGCCTTTAAACATGATATAAGGTTCGCCTGTCGCTTTACGCTTTTGAAGTACTTTACCCCATTTTCTACGTGCTTCAGGTTCACCTTCTTCTAATTTACGCATAAATTTGTCTGATACAACCACACATTGGTGCATATTCAAACATTGACGATTCACATCGCCTTTTGGTTCACGTATTTCCAACCAATCTTCGAAGTCTGGATGATCTATATTTAAGTTAACTGATGCAGCTCCTCTACGTACCGATCCTTGATTTGTTGCTAAAATAGTAGAATCATAAATTTTTGCAAATGGAACTACTCCATCTGATGTACCATTTTGTGAAATTTTGCTACCTGCAGGACGAATCATGTTCATTCCGATACCGACGCCTCCTCCATGTTTAGCAAGAAGCATCATCTCTAAATTTTTACCACCAATATCTTGAATTGAATCTGCAACATCGATGCCAAAACACGAAATTGGTAAACCTCGATCTGTACCTGTATTTGAAAGAACTGGTGTTGCTAGGTTTAACCAACCTCTCCATATGTAATCAAAAAACTTGGATGCTAATTGTGGTTTATCTAATCGGCGGGCAACTGCAGTTGCAACGCGCCAGTATGCATCTTTTGGTTTTTCGCCTGCTAACAAATATCCTTTTGAAATTGTTTTTACATATATTTCGGTATTACCCCATTCCGGAAAATCAACTCCTAATTCCCAACCCAATTCTTCTGCGTAATTTTTCATTGTTTTTTCTTTTTTCGTTACCATAAATCTGACCAATCTTCACCTTCGTTTGCTTTGCTATAATCTGTTGGACGTACTGCAAAGAAATCAGTATGGGTATGACCACCCGTTAAATGATAAAACCAATCTAACTGTTCTGCAGATTTTACATCATATGAAAAGATAGATTCATAACCCAATTCGCGTAATTTTTCATTGGCCCTTTTGCGAATGAAATTTTTCAAATCTTTTTTCTTTAGATTTTCTAAGTCTCCTTGTTCGAACATTTTGTCAATGAAATTTTCTTCCATTGCAACCATTAAATGTGCAGCTTCTTCTACTTGAGATTGAACAGCATCTTTTAATTCAGGATATTCATCGCACATGTGTCGAAATAATTGACAACCCATTTTAGAATGTAATGATTCATCACGCACTGACCATTTCATTTGTTGACCAATTCCTTTTAACATGTTGCGCATTTGAAAAGAATATAAAACAGCAAATGATGAATAAAGTGATACTCCTTCAGCAAATGCTGAAAAAATTGCTAATGAACGAGCTACTTCTTCGCGTGCTTTTGGATTAGTTGCTAAATCTTCATATGTATATTCTGCAGATGTTGAAGTTAAGAATTCAAACTTTTCAGCAATTGCCGGTTCATGTAAGAATGCTGCAAAATCTTCTAAACCTAATGTTTCGTTGAGATATGAATATGCAGTTGCGTGTATTGTTTCTTGCGATCCAAAGGCCATGGCCATTTGTTTGATTTCATGTTTCGGAAACCATTTAGTAACCATACTGGTCCAGTAATCAGATACAGCACATTCTGTTTGTGCAAAACCTAACAAGATGTTTCCAACTAAATTCTTTTCTGCTGGGCTTAGATTTTCATTCCAATCTTTAATATCTCCTTGCATTGGAATTTCTGTATGTAACCAAAATGCCTGCATTTGTAATAGCCACCCATCATTGTAATATACTGGAAACTCAAATGGTTTAAATGGAACGCGATTCTCAAAAAGTTTAGACATTAATTCTCCTTAATTTTATAAATAACTTAATTTTTTTAGATAAAAAAAGGCAGGAATATTTCATCCTAGCCTATTTAATATAAATATGATTTTATCCTAAAGTTCCACCCAGATCTTTAAACTTTTGAGCTAAATTTTTCTTTACAATATTCTCACCAGTTTTCATAACTTGTGTGGTTTGTTTTCCTTGAGTTGTTTGCGGTTCAAAGAATTGAAATTGCCCATTATTAGTATTGATTTTACTCGGCAATGTAATACCATCTGGGCCGAAACGATTCTTAATCACGTGACCTCTACCAGTTCCAGACATCTTATCTTCTACTTTTCTAGAAAGTGACATTAAGAAATCAGCAACCATTACTTTTCCATATGATGATGCAATTTTATCTGCCTCGATAATATCATCTTCTAAAGCGCTTCTCCCTGCTTGTGATGCAGTCCATACAGGAATATTATATTCCCCTGCCATACCGCGTAACTCTTCGTATAACTCCTCTAAAGCTTCATGTTTGTCCTTTTTTGCATTAATCTTTAACAAGTCACCATAATCTACAATTACTAATGCTGGTGTGTTACCTAACATGATTGTTTTTTCCAAATGGGCTTTTAACCCCATCACTCCTACTGACTTAGTTGGAAAATACTTTACAATCAAATCACCGCGCAATGATTTCATTTTTTCTTCAACAGTATCTTGATGGTGTTTCAACGTTTGTGCATTAATACCAGTTAGTACCGAATCATAACGTTGTCCTACATAATTTTCATTAAGTTCCAATGTATAATGTATAACGGTATGACCAGCTTTCACTGCATTTGCGCCAATATTGATAAGCATCCAAGATTTACCAATACCTGCGGGTGCCATCACTACTCCTAACTCGCCAGGGGCTAATCCGCCATCCATTAAATCATCAATAACATCCCAACCCGTTGTAATTGTATGTCGAGATGCTTCTGCATAACGAGCTGAAATATTTGCTTTATATTCTAATCCAATATTAGTATCAGCTCCGGCTTTCATAGCGCCATCAATTTTGCTTTTTATTTCATCATAGTTACCCATCTTTAAAAGGTTAACTGAATCCATAATTGCTCGTTTGATTTCTTGATTCTTACAAAACTTTAAAATTTCATCTTTAACAAAAGTAAGATCATCTGATTCCATGAATCGAAATACTTCTTTCAATTGTTCTAAAATTGCTGTTTTTAAAATATCATTATCAACTTCTGTAACTTTTACTTTAAGTACATCTTTTGAAGGTGGACATTTATATTCTCTAAAATGTGTCAATATAACATCCAATAACCAACTATTTGCATCCGATTCGAAATAATCGGACTGAATGATATCTGCAATTTGTTGTAAGAATAATCTATCCGTGAACATTGCCGCCAAGACTTTAACTTGAAAGCCATATCCGTATTCACTTAGTTTGTCTGTCATATAATGATTATAATAAAAATGATGTTAAAATCAAATTATTTTTGTGTTTGTTTTGCAAAAGCTGCTAAAGACAACCAAGTATTGTTTAGCCATTCTGGTAAGTTTTTCATGATAGCCCACATCTTATCTTCATAGAATAAGCGTTGAAATTCTGACCTATCTAACCCCGATACTGGTTGTTCCATGATACCTCTAATCTTGCTAGCAGTATTTGCTGGGATATCTAAAAGTTTGATATTCATTAATTGATAATTTTGTTCAATTATCTGAGAATTATCAAGTATCTTTTGATATGATTTTGATTCCTTTAAATTGTCTTTGCTTTTTTCAAACAATGCTTCAACTGTAAATTCTTCACGTTTTGCTAATTCGGGAATCAATTTTAAAATAGTCTTAGGGCCGATACCATGCACTCCTGGAATATTATCAGATGCATCGCCTGTAAATGATCGGTAAATAACCATGTTATTAGGATGAACGCCAAACTCGTCTATAACTGCTTGTTGATCATACATTTTCTTTTTAATAGGAGACCATACTTGAATTCTATGGTCTACTAATTGATAAAAATCTCTATCCGTTGAAACAATTGTAATTTTCTTACATGTTTCTTGATACATTTGTGCAATATATGCAATTGCATCGTCTGCCTCAATTCCATCCATTGCCATGAATGTAACCGGGAGGCAATCTAAATAAGAAACTAATCGACTAAATTGATGTCGCATCGATTCTTGTTCGTCTTCAATTGTCGAATCGTGATGATCATGACGTCGCAGTTTAGTTTTATTAGCTCTATTTGCTTTATAATCGCCATAAATCTTTTTTCGTTTTGCAGAGCCTCCCCTGCCATCAAATACGATAATACAACGAGTAGGTTTGAAATCTCTTACAGTTTTACCAACTGAATATAAAAATCCAGTAATACCACCAATATGGTCGCCATCTTCATTATATGCAGGTGTGGCTCCGAAACTACGAATAAAAGTATTCAAGCCGTCGAATACCATGAGATGATCATTTACATCCGACGGGCTTGAAGTTCTTTCTTGTTGTAACTCTTTAAATAATTTTTGATATTTGTTCATTATTAAATTTTAAATTTACAATTATCAAAATGCCATTGGTGCATTTGTGGTGCACCTCCGAGTTTTTTGCAATACATACATTGTGATACGCGTTTCGGTTTTTTTAATTTGTTTTTAGTTTCATCTGATAATTTACGTCCGGTTAATGATTTACTAATTTTATCTCTAGTTAATTTAGAGACAGAGTGTCCTTGCTGAAGAATTGACATATTATTTGATCTTAATATTTTAAAATATTCATATTCTCGATTTGAAACTATATATCCTCGTTGATGATTTTTATTAACTAAATGTATCATACACCATACAGCATCATGAAGTTTTTTACTATTAGGATATATTTCACATAATAACTTATGAACTAAAAAATGTTCTCGTGCTGTTAATTTAACAAGATTAGATTCAATATCTAAGCCACCTAAACACCTAGGAATAACATGATGCCATTCGTAGTAACCTTGCAACATTCTAGTGCGAGCTCTATCAATTATAGCATCATGTATTCTTTGGTAATTCATAACTTGTTATCCCTCTTCATCAATGAACTCGTCTGTGATTATTACATCATCGATTCCGCCATCAATTCCGGCTTGATATTTGAATATGTAAGCATCGCAGATTCTTTTATATAACCTATCTTTTGCTTCTGGGTTATTAATAACCTTATCAACAAAATCTTTACTTTGGAATTTTAATTCGCCAAACGTTTCACCAGTTTCGTGATCAATATCTTCTAAAGTATACCATGCACCTGATTGTTTAACTAAATCAAAATTCTTCATGATTGATAACCAACCGCCGTAATTGTCGATACCACTATCATAGTAAATTTCATAATCTACTTTGCGATGCGGCGGACCCATACGATTCTTAACTACCTGCACATTTGTTTTGCTACCTACAACTTGTTCTACACCATTAACTTTGGCTTTGATCATTCCTGTATTCTTAAGACGAAGACGAACTGATGCGTGAAATGGAATTGCCTTACCGCCTGCTGTTGTCCATTGGTCTCCGAATGATACGCCTAATTTAGTACGTAACTGATTTGTAAAGATAAGACAAATACGTTCACGTGCAATCCAATTGGTTACTTTACGCATTGCCTTTGATAAGATGATTGATTTTGATGTTGCATAACCATCTTTATCATATTCAGCTGACATTTCAATTTTTGTAGATGCACCCATAATTGAGTCTACTACGATTGTCACTAAACGATCTTTATCTGATTTACGAACTCCTTCTACAATTGTTTCGATCGTTTCAAAGATTTCTTCAATTGTTTCTAATGGAACATATAGCATTGTTTTTAAATCAACACCAATTGCTGTAAGGAATTCAGAACTCGTAGCAGACTCTGTATCAATATAAACAGCTAATCCACCTTTCTTTTGTGTTTCTGCTAATGTATGTGCTGCTAATAATGATTTACCAGATGCTTCTAATCCGGTAATTTCAGTAATCCGTCCCACAGGAAAGCCGCCATATGGACGGTTTGAAATTGCTAAATCAAGCATCGAGCAACCTGACGAAATCCACTCTGATACATTGCTTGGAGAATCTTCATCGCCATCTAAAAAGAACGCAGTCTTAAGATTTTGTCCTTTAAATTGCTTGTTAATACTATCCGCTAATGTATTTGCTAGACTGTCTTCTAGTTCCAGTTTACTTTTACTCTTTGCCATGTAGACTCCTTATTAATTAAATAAATCATTAAATGCTGATGCAACATCCTCAACTTTACCTGCAATTGGTTTTGAAGCTTTTTCGGGTGCTGCTGGTGCTGAAGCTTCTTCTTCTTCAACATCTGAATCTGCATTCTCTGGATTCATCCATTCTTTAAGAGCATTTTCAAGTTCTTCATAAGTTGGCTCAGGGAACAAATCAGTGATTACTGGTTGATTCATAATTTTCTCTGCAATTGCTTTATCTTCAGTTGCAGGTTGTGTATTTGGTTTAACACGGATTGCTGTTTTAGGGAAAGCTCCGCCTTCAGCTGGTGTAAATTCTACGTCAATATCACGACCATTCATTAAGTCTGTAATATCACCATAATCTGCATCAGAGATAATTGATAAAAGCTCAGTGTAGATTTGTTTACCGAATCCCCAGAATTTAACTCCTTCAGATTCTTTACCACGAACGATTACAGGAACATAAGTTCTCATTTTCGGTTCAATTTTGCGACCCATTAGCCATTCGTCTTTGTCGCCTGTTTTCTTAAGTTTGTCAGCAAACTCTACAATTGGATCTGCATTGCCAAATGTGATCGGAGATAACATGGATCTCTTACCGATATCATAATGGAAATAAAGTTCTAAAAATGGATTGTCTTTGCGATGAACGTAAGGTACAATTCTTACTCGCGTTTTGCCTGCTTCAGGTTTCCACAAATTTTGTTTTTTGTCATCAGATTTGTTTAACTGATTCAACTTCGCTTTGATAGCGTCGAGGTTAAGTGCCATAAGTGCTCCTTTGTTAATTAAGTA